CAAGGACGACTACCTGCCGGTGATCTACCGCGCCGAGGAGGACCAGGACTGGCGCGACCCGGAGACATGGCGGCTGGCCAACCCCAACTGGGGCGTCTCGGTCAACCCCGACTTCATAAAGAACCAGTACGAGGAGGCCTGCCGGAAGCCAGTCCAGATCCCGAGTTTCAAGCGGTACCACCTGAACCTCCCGACGCAGAAGGCCGCGACCTGGATGGACATGGCCCGGTGGGACGCCTGCCCCCCGCTCCCGCCGGAGGAGGTCCTGGCGGAGGCCCCGTGCTGGGTGGGGGTGGACCTCTCCAGCAAGGTCGACACGACGTGCGTCATGAAGGTCTTCCGGGTGGGCGAGCTGTTCGTCCTAGTCCCGCGGATCTACGTGCCGGAGGAGACGCTCGTCGAGCGGGAGCACCGCGAGCGGGCGCCCTACCGGCTCTGGGCCGAGCAGGGCCTGATCACCGCCACGCCCGGGAACGTGGTGGACTTCACCATCCTCGAGCGGGACCTGTTCGAGGACGCGCGGCGGTACCGGATCCAGGAGGTCTGCTTCGACCCCTACAACGCCGGCAAGTTCGTGCAGGACCTGCAGCGGGAGGGGATGACCTGCGTCGAGGTCCCCCAGCGGATGCAGACCCTGAACCTGGCGACCAAGGAGATCGGGAACCTGGTCCTGCAGAAGCGGCTGGCGCACGGCGGCCACGCCGCCCTCCGCTGGCAGGTCTCCAACTGCATGGCGATCGAGGACACGAAGGCGAACCTGATGCTGTCCAAGCGCCACTCGATGGGGATGAGCCGGCGGCGCATCGACGCGGCGGCCGCGGCGGTGACGGCGATGTGCCGGGCTATGGTGGCCGACGACGGGAGCTCGGTGTACGAGACCCGCGGAGTGATCGCGATATGAGCGACCGGGCACGGGACACGCTGGGCATCGCGGGGGCGCTGGCCGTCGCCGGCGGGCTGGGCTGGATCCTCCCGCCGCTGGCCCTGATCTGGCTGGGCGGGGCGGCCCTCTTCGCCGCGGTCAAGGCCCGCCCGGCGCCGGCCCCGGCCCGCGCGCCCCAGGAGCCGTGACATGGGCCTGATCTCGAGCGTCTTCGACCGGGCCGAGGCCCGCTCCGGCGGCTCCGCCACCCTCGCCTCCCCGGCCGCCTGGCTGCTGAACGTGTTCGGCGGCGGGACCACCCGCGCCGGCGTGTCCATCAACGAGGCCACGGCGCTCGGGATCTCGGCGGTGTGGGCGGCCGTGCGATGCATCAGCGAGGACGTCGCCAAGGTCCCCCTCGAGGTCCTGGAGGTCATCGGCCCCTCGGAGCGCCGGCCGGTGCCCGGGCACGCGCTGCACTACCTGCTCAACATCGCCCCCAGCGAGGAGATGAGCGCGGTCAACTTCCGCGAGACCCTCACCGCCCACGCCCTCACGGTCGGCAACGGGTACGCCGAGATCGAGCGGACGGAGGCCGGCGGGCCCTGGGCCCTGCACCCCCTGGCCCCCCGGGGGGTGATCCCGCGGCGGGTGTACGACCTGCCGGAGCAGCCGGCCGGCCGCATCGTCTACGACGTGTGGAACGCCCGGACGCAGCGGTTCTCCACCCTGCCCGCAGAGGACGTCCTGCACGTCCGCGGCCTGGGCTACGACGGCCTGCTCGGGTACTCGGTCATCGCCCTGGCGCGGCAGAGCCTGGGCCTGACGCTCGCGGCCGAGCTCTTCGGCGCCGCGTTCTTCGGCAACTCCGCCCGGCCCTCGGGGATCCTCAAGACCAAGGGCAAGCTGAAGGACGAGGCCCGCGACCGCCTCCGCGACAGCTTCGCCTCGCTGTACTCCCGTGCGGAGAACGCCGCGAAGGTCCCCGTCCTCGAGGACGACGTCGAGTGGATCCAGACGCAGATCACCCCCGACGACGCGCAGTTCCTCATGACGCGTCAGTTCCAGATTCCCGAGATCGCCCGCTGGTTCCGCATCCCGCCCCACAAGATCGCCGACCTGTCGCGGGCCACGTTCAGCAACATCGAGCAGAGCTCGATCGACTACGTCGGGGACAGCCTGGCCGGGTGGTTCACCCGCTGGGAACAGGAGCTGGCGATGAAGCTCCTGCCGTACCGGTCCCAAGGGCGGGTGTGCCTCGAGCACGACGAGGCGGAGCTGCGGCGCGGGGACCTCAAGAGCCGCTACGACGCGTACGCCCAGGGCCGCCAGTGGGGCTGGCTCAGCGTCAACGACGTGCTCCGCGCCGAGGGCCGCAACACCATCGGGCCCGCCGGCGACAAGTACATGGTGCCGGTGAACATGCAGGAGGCCGACAAGCTCGGGGTGGCGCCGGCGGAGAAGCCCGCGGCCACGCCGCCCGCCGGCGCCGTCCTGCCCGAGCCCGGGGCCAAGGACGCCAAGCGGTCGGCCGTCGCCCAGGCGGTGGTGGCGACCTGGCAGCCCCTGCTGACCCAGGCGGCGCGGGGGCTGCTGCGGGTCGAGGCCGACCGCGTCCGCCGCGCCGAGCGCCAGGGCGGGGTCGCCAAGTGGGCCGAGGGCTTCTACCCCGACCACCTGGACCACGTCCGCGGGGCGTTCATGCCGGCGGCCGAGGCGCTGGCCGGCGTGCTCGACGTCGCCGCCGGCGTGAAGCTCGAGGTCCCGCGACTGGCCGGGGAGCTGGCCCGCCGGCACGTCGAGCGCTCCCGCGCCGAGGCGGCGGGGCAGCCGGCCGACAAGGCCGAGCTCCTGGCCCAAGGCTGGGAGAGGACCCGCGCCGACGTTCAGGCCGCGGAGGACGTCAAGTACCTGCAGGGCCTGGTCGCCCAGGCGGCGTGAAGGAGCAGCCGGTGGAGAACGCGCCCGGCGCCGATCTCTCGAGCGTCCCCCCGGCCGACCTCGTGGCCGAGATCCGCTCCCGATCGGCGCTCATGCTGGTCGCGGTGAGGATGGAGCACGGGCCCCGGGAGGCCAACGTCCGCATCTTCATGTGGGCCGCCCCGAAGACGGACCACGAGCTGGCCCTCCTCGGGCTGGCCAACCTCGCGCCGGCGGACGTCGAGCGTGCGGCGCGGACCAAGATGAGCTTGCAGGGCGTCTACGAGCGGCCGGATTGATCCGGGTGCGACCGTCGCCGAGGCGGATGCACACGCTCCCCGCCGGAGCGTGACATTCGGGATAGGGTGGGCCGAGGTGCCCCCATGAACGAACGCCGCGCCCAGATGGCCGCCCCCGAGCTCCGCGCCGACGGCGCCAAGCGAGTGATCACCGGTTACGCCGCCAAGTTCAACGTCGAGACCGTCATCGGCAGCAGCACCTGGGGCTTCCGGGAGGTCGTCCGCCCTGGCGCCTTCAGCCGCGCCGTCAAGGACCAGGACGTCCGCGGCCTGTTCAACCACGACCCCAACCTCCTGCTCGGCCGCAACAAGGCCGGCACGCTCCGCCTGGTCGAGGACTCGGTCGGCCTGCGGTACGAGATCGACCCGCCCGACACCATGGCCGGGCGCGACGTGGTCGTGAGCCTGGAGCGAAAGGACGTCACCGGGTCGAGCTTCAGCTTCCAGACCCGCAAGCAGGCCTGGACTCCGGGCGCGGACGGCCAGCTGGACCTCCGCGAGGTCCTGGACGTGGACCTCTACGACGTCGGCCCGGTCACGTTTCCGGCGTACGAGGAGGCCGACGCGACCGTCCGCTCCCTCCGCTCCGCGGCCGACGAGGCCCTGGGCCGCCGGGCCCGCCAGGAGGAGGAGCTCGAGGGCGCCGCCCAGCGGCTGCATCTGCGGCTGCGCCTGGCGAAGGCCGGATGAGGACGCCCGCCGACCGGCTCCGGATCGTCGCCGGCGCCGGCCGGGCGGCGAGGTCCGGCGTCACGCTGCCCCCGCGGTCCCCGCTCGAGGAGCTGCGGGGCGCCCTCGAGGGCGCCTTCCCGATGCTGCCGGATGGGGAGCCCGCGAGGCTCGAGCGAGAGCACGTCGAACGGGAGCTCGCCGCCGCCCAGGCCGCCCGGCTCTGGGTGCTCGAGCGGGTGGCCCGCATGGGCCTCGACCCGTTCCGGTGCAGCCCCGCGATGGCGGACCGGCTCGCGGGGATCGACCCTCCGCGC